CGAGCCCTTAAGGCCGAAGAAGTTATTGCGGCCTGAAACGAGTTTGCCGTAGGCGGATTCCAGTGCCCACTGGGCGGCAACAAGTTCGGGGAATTTGGCCCCGGCGACGCGGGCGGCTTCGAGGATGCCTTCCCAGGTATTGGGGAAGCTGCTTTGTTTGCCGGCCACACTCCAAGTCTTGAACCAGCCTTGGTCTCGGCCGAGGATGTTGGGGTTGGATTTGTTGATGGCTTGCTCCAGCTCAGTCAAAGCGGCGAGCTGGTGCGGAAGGGCCTTGTAGTAGCGGAAAAGATCGCTGAGGCGGATCTTGTTGGTTGCCATTACAAAGCCCTCAGGTGAATCAGCGACGGCGCTTGGGAAACGCCAGGCTGAGAGCTTGAAGTCCCAGCTGGATCCAGCTGTTGGACTTGAGCTTGCTCATGCCGATGATTTCAGAACCGGCCGCCACCACAATGGCGGTTACCGCAACTTGTTGGTCAGTCATAAAAAGCAGTAGCTTGACTCAAGTTTAGCTGTACTAGAGAAGAAGTCCAGCGGCATGGTGCTGTTTCTACGGCTACCGTTTCAGTAGCCACTGCTGGGTATGGACCATCGCATCGAAGATGGCCAATACTTAAACAAAAAAGAAGCAAAACTTAGATTTCGGCAAGCAATTCTCAGCGACTGGGATAACAGGTGTGCATATTGCGGTGACGACCTAAAACGTAACGCCACGCTGGATCACGTACACCCAAAAATGAAGGGAGGGTTAACGCACCAGCAGAATTTGGTGGCGTGCTGCTTCGCTTGCAACATTGGGAAGTCCTCGGAGGATTGGCTGGAGTGGTACAGGCGCCAGTCGTTTTGGACAGCTGAGCGGGAAGATCAGATTATTTTTTGGATTACTGGAGGTCTTGTTGCTTAGGGTCCCAGCCCATGCCTTCGAGATACATCATGGCGATGTAGTGGTCTTCGGCGTAGCGGCAGATGCTGTCTTTGCAGGCGCGGTAGTAGATGTCGCCGCGTTCGTTCATCAACTGTTCCAGGCGGTAGCCGTCGCCGTGGTCAGTGGTATGTACGACGGCCATCAGCGGCGTAACTCTAGTTTGATGATACGAACATCGTGATCTTTAACGGTGTCTTCTAGTTCACCAACGCGAGTTTTGAACTGCTCTTGATTTTGGATGACACGCTCCAGTTGGGATGGAACTGTGTACACCAAGTAGCCGATGCCGGTGATGCCGCCGCCGGCGAGAAGTACCAGGAGACCGGCTGCGGCTTCTTGTTTGACGCCCCGCCAAAAACCAGTGTCAGACGGGGTTTCGGCCACGGGTCCCAACGGATTTACTTATATCTTATTCGGCGTTGGAAAATCTTCCGGGTCGCGCCCGGTTTTTAGTATTGCGACCGCACGACGGTAGAAAAAGGAGTCGGTTTTGCCGGTGGCTTCAAGCGCCAGGCGAACTTTTTCCCAGTTCTGCCGCGTGCGGTCGTCCATTAACCCTTACCTTGACCGCGCATCTTTTTGCGGCCGTGGTTGGGCAAGGAATTTTGCCCTTGCCCTTGACGGGTGCGCTTCGGTTTGCCGGGCGTGTGCTCGACGGTCTTGGCGCCAGTCTTTGCTTTGACTGCCATCAGCTAGCCCAGGGAACGCCGGCGGCTTTAGACGGGTGGCGCTGCTCGTCCAGTTGAGCCTGGAGGGCAGCTTGGATTTCGTTGACTTTTTCCTCGCCGCCGATGGCTTCTTGAACCCAAGCGATGACTACATCCTCTTGGAGATCCGCAAATGGGATGAGGTTTTCGGGGCGCTCAAAGCCGACGGAACCGTAAGCACCCGCGTTGTAGGTGCCGTCGTTAGCGTCGATGGTGTAGTGGGCAGTGAAAACGAAACCATCAGCGGTCTCGCGTTCCAGGTTGGCAATGCGCCAGGTGAAGACCGTGGTGGGTGCTTCGGGTGCAGCAGCTTTGGCCATGGTGAAAACTGGTTCTGTTGGAGTTTAATGGGGGTGCAACCTGTTGGGAATGGCCGGTTGCCCGCCTAGTGAAGGTGACTACTCAGTTTGGCCACGCTTCATCGGCAGTAGCACGCAACTGCTGGATAAAGACTTCCAGCTCTTCGCGGCTTCGGAACTCTTCGGTGTAGTAACTGTCTTCTTCATTGGCTAGAAAGACTTTTCCGTCTTTAGCCCAAGCTGTGTGGGGCGAGCCACGATATTCTTGTTTGGTCATGGTTTCTAGGGAACTGTGGCCGTGGGCAGGAGCCGGAAACTCGCTGCCCTACCACATTACAACACGGCGTCAAACCCAGTAACGAGTAGGACTACTCAGCCCAAGCGGCTTCAGCGATTGCCACCACTTTGGGATCTTCGTCAGTCAGGTCGTCGCCGGGCTGCAAAACATGACGATGGTAGCTTTGGGACAGGATTTCTCCGTCTTCCAGCACGCGAACAGCGCAGCGCACTTGGATGTTGCCGTTTTCCAGCACTTCGATCTTGTCAACAACGGTTTCTTTGGTGAGAGCCATTAGGAACGTCCTCCAGACGTAACAGGGTTAGGCCGTAGTTTTAAGCCGTTGCGGGCTAGTTAATTATGAAACGAAGTAAGATGCAACTCCAATTATGTAGTTAACATTAGCTCCAGTTCCTAAATCCGTGACATCCAGCGTAGTGGCACTACCGTTTGCAGTTGTTCTGTAATATAGAGCTAAAGCTGTATCGTTTTCTCGTACATAAAAGCTGCTTGGTACATCTCCGGCAAAAGTGGCTGAATAACCAACAGATCCAGATCCAGCATCAGGACCTGCTGTTGTAGGTGTAGTAAAAGGAAGACCGCCTATATAAACATCTCCAGAGGCTGTTCCGACTGTTATAGCATCAGTGCGCAAGGCAAAAGAGCAAATCACAAGATTACCAATTTTTGTATATTTGCCGTATCTAACAGCGTCATAATTAACGGAAGTAAACGCTCCTGTTTCGGGTCGGTAAAAAGGAGTCCATGTTCCCTCCTCGTAGTCATCGAGCGCGTTGGCGGCGGCGGTGTCGCCTCCAAACTGGATGCCACCACTGCCAGAGGCAAGGCGGACGTAAGCGTCGGAAGTAATGCGGACGCGTTCGGTGGGGCTGCTTGCTCCGTTGGCGGTAGTGGAGAACACTAAAGCGCCAGGGTTGTCAGTCGTGTCTCCGCCGTCAGTCCAGGTGCCGTCTGCAATACCTTCGATAAAAGCTGCGTTAGCCCAACCTGCTCCGTCGTAGCCGCGAAAAACAATGCGACCCAATACGTCTTCACTGCTAACTTCTGACGGAGATGCCGCTGTTCCTCTCGATTTTGAAAGCCAGATGTTAGGTGCGCCGTCATCTGCAGACGCCCTAAAAATTTCCATGTTCAGGCCAGAATCAGAACGAACCTGCACGACAGAATTTGTGCTAGTGCTCAAAGACGTGCCAACTAACAGGCGTCCCGAGGAATCGAATCGCGCAACCTCTGAACCCCAAACACCATTAGAGATTGTCTGAAAACGCAATGCCGGAGTAGTTGCTCCGTCTGCACCAACAATCGTGTAGCCATAACCAGCTCCGGCTGCACCTCTCGTAACTTCAATAACAGAGTTAGCAGAAGCGTTATTGACCGAAAGCGTACCAGCAGGGCTTGTAGTGCCAATCCCTACGTTGCCTGATGCATTTATACGCAACTTTTCTGCAAGCGTTCCATTAAGTGTTGTATAAAAACGAAGACCGGCATCTTGGTTTGCGGCCGTTGTATCCCAAGAAGCTTCACCGTCAGCAGTGATCTTTGCCATTCCGAGCAAAGTGCCGCCATTGGTGGTTCTAGAGGAAAATTGAAGGCCAGCACCATAACCACCAAATCTTCCTTCTAGTTCAAATTGATAAGCGCCAACAACAGCTTCCGTGCCCGCAACATGGAGTAACTTATTGGGGCTATTAGTCCCTATCCCTAAACGCCCTGCGCCATCAAGTAAAACGTGCGTGACTGGGCTTGTGCCATCATCAGCACATATGCCGAAGTGGATTTCGCCGTCTACAGAGGCAATAAATCTGTTTTTATATCCAACACTTGTGTTAGCGTCTCGTAAAACAATCGCTCCGCCTGCATTGTCTGCAATGGTTAAAAGTGAACCAAAGCCAGTTACAGAGACAGGACTACTAGACCCCAGACCTAATTTGCCATCTGATGTGATGCGAAGTTTTTCTGTACCAGATGCGCCAGTACCAAAGGTTATAAAACCACTTGGAAAGTCGGTAGCAATGTTAAATTCACTTGTAGCCGCATTTTGAAAAAGATAAGGTCCAGAGCTTGTCGCAGAGAGAAAAAGTTTTGATTGATTCGCTGCTGGAGCTGTAAATAGAAGGTTTTCGTATGTACCACCTGTGCCGACATGAAACTTGCCTGCAGGTGCAACACCAATGCCAACATTCCCACTTGCATCAACAAACAACCGCCCAGTGCCATTAGTTGAGATGGCTACTTGGTCGGCGCCGGGAGAGTAGATGCCGGTGTTGGTGTCGCCGGTGAAAGTAACGGTTGGGGCGCCAGCAGTGCCAAGTGCGTGGCTAACGATGCCGGTTGTCGCAATCGTCTGGCTGCCAAAGTCCGGGCTGATCTTGGTGCCAGCGATTGCGGCTGATGCGTTGATGTCTCCGTTGACGATGGTGCCGTCGGCGATCATCGTGCTGGTGACGGTACCGGTATCACCAGTCGTCACGACCGTGCCAGTGGTATCCGGCAGAGTGATGGTGCGATCAGCAGTCGGATCGGTGACCGCAATCGTGGTTTCAAAAGCGTCGGCGGTGGCGCCCTCAAAACTCAGGCTGCCGGTGTTGCCGATCTCCAAGTTGCCGGTAACCGTGCCACCGGATTTAGGTAGTGCAGCATTGGCCAAGTCGTAGGCGGCTTTGACTGCAGTGCTTGAAGCAATCGTGGTCGAGCTGGTGGTGCTGGTGCTATCGCTGAGTTTGGACTGCAGACCAGCCGGGGTTACGGCGCGGGCGGTATCGCTGCCGGTTTGGGTTTCGGCGTTGGTGGCAAGTTCCAGCAGACCTTGAACGGTGGTGCTGCCGATGGGGGTGGCGTTCACCCAGGCGCTGCCGTCCCAAATCTTGACGCCGTTGGGGGTCAGGCCGGTATCGAGCCAAACTTCGCCGGTGCTGTTTCCGCTGCTGCCACCGGAAGGCGGGGTGGCGTTGGGTGCAGTCGCACCAATATGAACAGGACCAACTTTGATAATGGTGGCACCAGTGCTGTCCTTGAAGAACAGACCGGGGCTGCTGCTGTTGGTGTTAAGGGCAATTTGGCCGTCTGCAATAGCCGTCGTAGGACGCTTGTTAGCGGTGCTGCTACGGATGTGCTTATGCGTTGAGGCCATTCCCTTAACTCCGGTAGGACGGGATTACCCCAACAGTTTAGTATTCTCCGTCGTCCAGCACTACGTCGTAGGTTTCAAAAACGTAGGTAAAGTCGCGCCAGGCGGTGTAGTAGTTGGCGCCTTGAACTTTCAGGAGGACATCGCCGGGCTGGCCGCCAACTGGGACGCTATTGCCGCTGTAAATAAACGGTTCGTTGCGGTGCGTCATTAGTACGTTCCATCGTCAACAACCCCGATGGACATGGCGCCTGTGCTGTTGTCGACCAACACTTCAGCGGATTCAAGAACAGCACCAATTTGAGAGGTGGTGGCGATTTGAACACGACCCCAGATCAGTGCCAGTGCATCCCGCACGTCGGACACGGCGGTCATGTCCGGGGTGAAATAGGTGCCGTCGCACAGCACGTCGTAATCGTTGATCGTGCCAGCGGCGCCCGAAACAACAGCAATTTTTGTCCAGTTAGAGCCAGTGCCTTGACTAAGAACCCAGTCACCAACAGCCAGAGAAGATGTGGGGGCTGGCGTGGTGCCCGTTCCGGTCGTGGTGACAATCAGGTAAACACCGTTGTTTTGGGTGTTTGGTGCATTGAGTGCCTGGCCGACCGTCAGACCGGCTTCAGAACCGTATTCGTTGAGACTGACAACGATGTTGGTGTTGGCGTTGTAAGTGCCGCCAAAACGAAGGTTGAGTTGAGTAGGGGCGCCGTAACCAACAAGCAGCCAATAGCCGTTGGGCGTAGGGCTGACAACACCAACCCAAATGTATGCGGCACGGTCGGTTGGGTTGATCCACCACTGACCGGCAAACTCAGGTACAGGTTGTGTTTCGGAAACCTGCGCGATGCCGTAATCCGCCAGTTGTGCGGCACCGACACTGTTTTCGGCAAGGAAGGCGCTACCAAATGTTCCGGTTGTAATTTTGGTGGCGTCTAATTCGGGAATATCCGCTGCCAGCAGGCTGGTGCCAGAGTTGACGTGCCCTTCGGCGTCAACGGTGACTTTGGTGTAGGTGCCGGCGCTGACTGTATTGCTGTGGTTGAGGACGCCGCCGGCGGCAACACTTAGACCCGTACCAGGCGAGATGGCGCCGGGGGTGCCGGTGGCAGCAACAGGCAAATCACCGCTGGCAAGGGCGCGGAAGGTTGGGGCTGCGGCTGAACCAGTCGTCGGACCAGCAAAAACTGTTGCGGCAGTTTGGGTTTCAAGGCTGCTGGTGATCGTGGCGACGCCAGCTGAACTGACCGAGGAGCTAAACGCGATTGGCGTGGAGTCCGTAAAGACAAAGCTCTGGACGCCGGCTTGCTGGACCCAGGTGCTGCCGTCCCAGGTGTAAGCCAGTGCGGTATTGGTGTTAAACCACTGCTGGCCTTCAAAATCGCCGCTGCCGGTAGGAGCGTTGCCGGAAACGATGGTGCTGGAGTCAGCGGCAAGTTTGGCGCCAGTGACTGCAGCCGCGCCGAGCTCGTCGGTGGTAACGGCGCCGGTGGCGATTTTGGCGGTGGTAACCGCGTCGGTAGCGATCGTGGTGGCGAACGAACCAGTTCCCGAGCCCGTGACATCGCCGGTCAGCGTGATCGTTTGGTCGCCGGTGTTGGTGCCGGAAGTGGTGCCGGAATGGGTGCCGCTGAACGTGCCGGACTGGGTGGCGAGGGTGCCAAGGCCAAGTGTGGTGCGTTGGGTGGCGGCGTCTGCGTCATCCAGCAGTGCGCGACCGGCACTGGTGCAGGTGATTTCTTCGACGTTGCCCGCGCCAGCGGTGGAGCGTCCCAGCAGAAGGTCGGTGCCGCTGGTTTGCTGGATTTTGGCGTAGGTGACGGCGTTGGCGGCCAGTTCAGCGGTGCCGACCTCACCAGCAGCGATGGCGTCGGCGGTGACCGAATCGGTGGCGAGTTGGGCTGCAGTAACTGCGTCGTCTGCGATCTTGGCGGTGGTTACGGCGTCATCCGCAAGCGCAGCCGTACCAAGGCCGGAGGCGTCGATTTTGGCGGTGGTGACAGCGTTGGCCGCAATTTTTGCGGTGGTTACGGCGCTGTCTTCAATGCCGGCGGTCGGGGCAATGACCTGTTGGAAGGCGCTGCCGTCCCAGATCTGGAGGTTTTTGCTGGAACTGTTGACGTAGCCGCGACCCTCAAAGTTGTCGGTGCTGGGGGTAACGGAGTCGTAGACGATGCTGGAATCGTCAGCCAGTTTGGCGGCGGTGATGGCATCATCAGCCAGTGCCGTGGTGCCGATCTTGGTGACGCTGCTCTGATCGAGCTTGGCGAGGTCAATGCTGGAACTGTCAGCCAGGCCGGCGCCAGCCTCAAACAGGTCTTTGGCGGTGACCTTTTTGGTCTCGCTAGCCGAGATGTCAACAATGGGCAGTACGTCGGTGGCCGCAACGTCAGCTTCAAGGAGCTGGGTTAATTCAGTAATGCGTTGGTCGGCCACCTGCCAGCTCCAGGTACAGCGGTTCTTTTAGCAGTTTAGTCAGTGACTTCCGTAAGAAGGAAATCGAGGTTTTGCTGCAGGCGGATCCGGTCGGTGTCCTCCTTCAGGATGTAGCCCGAGGGCTCGCCCACCAGCAGACGGATTTCGCCGGTGGTTACAAAGTCGATGGCGCAGTTGATCGCTTGGTCTGGGCGCACTTCGACGCCAGTGCGGGTGACCATTGCATCGAACTCATAGTAAATATCCTGCGAGTTCGGATACACAGCGTCTTCCGTTAGTTGCAAATAACAGCTGAACTCGCTGCCGATGTCTGTGCGGTTGATGAGCTGGAGCATCAACAATGAGTTTTCAACTAGGCCGCTATTTTCGGTATTAAACAAGCAGTCGATGGAGCCAGAGCCGCTGATTAGTCCGGCGGAAAACATCTTTTTGAAGCGGTCCGACATGGTGGTCGTTTCCATCGCTTCACGATCGGTATTAAACGTGAATCCGGTTACATCTCCAAGGACGCGCTCCACGGAACCGAATACACGAACATCAATCGGCAGTGGGTCGCCGGTAAAACTTTCTAGAGGTAGTTCTTCGGAACGGTTGTTGTTGATAGCTGCGGAAAAAGTGTTGAACAGTCTGATGCCGCCTATGGCGTTGATATTGGCGTAGGCAACAACCTCGTCGTAGGTGCTTCCGCCACCAGCAGGCCATGTCGAAGGCGGCAAAAAGTCCAAGCCGCGTGCATCGGTGGTGTAGATGCTGATTTGGTCGCCAGTCAGCAAGTTGTCCGACGACCCATCAAAACCAAAGCGGTTAAGTGTGGTGTTGATGTCCGCTGGAGAAATTGAGCTGGCGAACGACGTGGCACTTTTACGACGCAGTTTGACCTTGCCGTAGTGGCCTAGGAAATAGGTCATGCGTCAGCAACTTCAAGGAACGGACCATCGACCGTAAATTGAATTGCAACGGAAGTCAGTTCACCAGTGCTGACCTGCATAGAGGCATTGGTGATGTAAGCGTTAAACGAGATGTCGTCTTTAATATCACTTCCAGTGCCTGCGGTAGAACCGGCTCGCAAAATAATTCCAACGCGATCGCTAGTACCTACGCCGGTGGACGCAGTTTTCATGATTTTGTCTAGGAAGCTCGTGAACTGAGTTCCTGCTTCTCCGGTGTCCTTTCTGTAGTACAGCACGGTAGCGCTGCCTGTGGAACTGACGCTGCCAGGGGTATAGCTCTTAACAGCAGTATCAACGGTCGTGGTTTCAAGTAGTTCCAGGGTGGTTTCCAGTGACCAATCACGGAGTTTCAAAGCCTGGGTGCTGGCGCCAGTAGGCGTGGTCGTGCCAGTGCTTTCTAGGTACAGAGCACCGCTACGTCCGGTAAAAAATTGGCCCATGGCTGTGAGTCCTGATGTTTAGCAGTTTAGCTGCGGACGGTAAATAGCGAATTGCTGAAATCCGCGATTAGGGATTCGCCGTCGCTGGTGCAGGGATAGATGGTGGCGCGAACGGTGGTTTCGCCCTCTTCGTCCATTTGAACCTCGGTGACGCGGAACACCCGGCGTTTGGTGGCTTCAACCCCCAGCACGAATAAATAGCCCTCGTAGTTTTTCAGCTTGGTGGATGTGCCGTTGGTTAGGGCGACGTTGTTGAGGCTGACCATGCCCTTGTCGCTGCGGTAAAGCCGGAAGTTGTAGGTGCCGTCAGCAGGAGTGTTGGCGAGTGGGGTGTTTAGCGTGCCGCCACTGCCGATTACGCCGGTGCGTATGGCGTCCCAAGCGTTTTGGCCGATGTCCACATAGATGTAGGCGCCAGGGGAGATCGGGTCGGAGGTGGGATAGGTCTTGAACTCGATTGCTTGGCGCACATACCTGCGAGTGTTACACAGTAACTTGCCGAATAGGACGGCGTGGTCGTAGCTGGAGACGTAGTTGGAGATGTCGAAGGTTTGGCGGATTGCATCGACTTCCACGGTGTCTTTTAGGACAACTTCGACGGATTTCTTTTTGGCGAACACCGCGTCGTCGGGCATGTCCGTGTAAATGACGTTGGCGATGATGTCTTGGGCATTGCTGCCGTAGTCGATGTATTCCTCTTTGTAGGAGTCTTCCAGGATGTTGCCTTGGTTGAACAGCGCGGTGATGGTGACGCTGCGGGTGATTTCGCCGGTGCTGGTTTTGTAGGGCACGGCTGGCACCAGGGTTTCGCGTCCGCCGATGCGGGCAAACTCCAGCAGGTTGTACGGTGCAACCTCCACCCAGAACTCGCGCCAGCTGCGTGGATCAGCAATCACACAATCCATGAACAGTTTGTTTTTGATGCAGAAGCGTTTGGTGATGGCAAGCTGTTTGAGATCCAGTGCGTTGACGACGGCGTAGTTGCCGATGCCGTCTTCCTTGTCGAGAACGGTGTCAAGGAAAATGTCTGGGGCGAGGCTGCTAGCACCGTCCGGTGAAGACGGGTAGTAGCGATAACCTGCGCTGCCCCAAGCAATACTGTTTTCGTCGGTGCCGCTGGTGCGTAGGCGGCGGACACTGCGACCTTGGGTTGCGAAAACCGTGAACGAGCGCAGGTCTTGGATTGTTTTGCCTGAGTAGGCGTTGAAGCCCAGCAGCGCCAGGTTGTTGTACAGGTTTTTGACGACTTTGCCGGATGCGTTCTTTTGGTTGTAATCGCTGAACGGCTGAATTAGTTGTTCAGTTACAGCCGTAATCGTAATCTCGGGACCGGAATCAAACGAAAACTGGAGCTGCGTATCAGCGTCGTAGTTAAACAAGTCCCACTCGTTCAGGTCTGCGGGGTTATTGTTTTTGGGCGGAAACGCTCCAGTGGCAGCAGCTTGTTTTTCTCCGACAAATTGAATTGAGGGGGTAGTGCTTGCTTTGCTGAGTAATTTGTACGTTCCGAGGGTTTCGGTGACGGCATTGCCTGCATTGGTTAGGTAATAGTAGTTGTCATTGATAGCAGCTTCACTGAGCGGGTCAACGACGGGTTCCAGCTCAAACTCCCAGTGGGTTGCGGCGTCTGGGTCGGTAATGCCGCTGTTGAACTTGAAATAGACAAAGTTCTCGTTATCGGCAGCCCGACTGATAGCAAAAGTTCCAGGGGCAGTTGCCCACACGGTCTGGCCGACCTCTCTGTAGTTCAACTTGAAAAGACTGACGCGGGTTTTGATGCCGTTATCGCTAACGGGGTAGCCGCCACGGCGCTCGCTGCCGTATTCCAGTTGACGCCCGCTGATGCGCTTAAAGACGATTGCTTTTAATGCAAAGTCAACAATATGACAAGCAGATAGAGTTTCGTAAGTTGCTGTAGCTATACGAGCCAGAGCCTTTGTGTAAAAAATGTCGTCTTTATAACCACCTGCAATGGCTTCTAGATCCGAATAGCGACGGAGTGTATTTTTTTCGCTAGCCGTAAGCTCGCGTTTTTTCTGGTACCCCTTAATTGCAGTCACCCATCTGTACTGACCGTATTTATACCCATAACCATATACGCCAGGCTTTAATCTCCTTATTTGCCCCCTGCCTGCGCCTATATAATCAAACGCATTAGCATCGTTTACTTCTTGTTGGATTTGATGGTATACAGCCTCTTGGATCTCGCCTGATTCTACAAGCTGTAGTGCGGTTGTAATGCTCGGACGCTGATCTTCATCAAGTAATACTTGAACACTATTTTTTAGTTTGTTGCGTTCTGCTATTTCCGCTGCAGTTAATGCACCAGTTGCGGAAGCGGCGGTAACACTGCTGTATTCGGTGCGTGGTGCTTGACCGGCTTTGATGCAAGTAAGTTTTATCGTAATGTCTTGTTCGTCAATGTTGGTGGCGGGTATATCAGAAACCCTAAACAGTGCCGTACCTAACTTGAACAGGCTTGCGGTATCAAATACGCTCAACAAACTGCGCCTAATATCTTTCGCTTCGCGCCAAGCATCGTTGTCACTTTCCAGAAAATTTGTTTGGTTGAATTTGACGGAAAGAACTTCGTTTACACCGATATTTAGGCCAGTTCCAGCAGTCCATGAAATTCCACTGGCAGTAATAAATAGTGGAGCTTCCATCTTGTCGCCACGCGAGTTGCGTACAAACGACCAGATATTTAACGGCACGACCCCGTATACCCCAACGGTATTAGCTGTGGTGGGCGAATAGGCTTGGCTAAAACCGTCGGTGCGGGTGTTGCTGGTAGACGGCTGGAGGCGGTAGGGATTGTCTGTGGCTTTGCCGTAGCGGGTGGGATCCGTGTTTTCTTTGCCGAATACTTCGTCCTGGCGTTGCAGCAGTCCGGTTGCACCAGGGTCGAAATACATCCAGATGTTTTCGGTCATCAGATCACGCAGGGGCGTCTGACCGAAGGCGGTTTTGCCCGTGTCGATGGCCGTGATGGCGCCTCCGCTCAGCATCATCAACATTTGGATGAACTGACTGGAGCCGTAACTGCGGACAGCGGACCAAAGCAGGGAGGCAGTAACGCGCACGCCGCCGTTGGGGTTAGTGCCAGTGCCGGTGCCGCGATTGGCGTAGACGAGGTTTACCGGGTCGCCGTAGGCGGCAAGTTCTTGGGTGGAGTTAAAACCAAAGCGGGGGGAGAAGCGTTCGTCGCGGGTTTGAGGCTGGCCACCGCCGCGTGGCGCTTCAAGCGACGGGATTTGTGGCTGGTTAAGTAATGAAGATACGACCGTAAAAACGGTTCCGATTAAAGACAAAACCGCAATAGTTATGGAAACGGGCTCGTTTCTTATGTCAAAAATTGTGCCTTCTTTAGGGTCTTTATACGTTTCTTGAAGGGCTATAAATTCCAAATAGTCGTCCTTGCTGATGCCCAAGGTTGCGATCAGCTCGTGCTCAAAGGGCAGCAGCTTGCGGGTCATCGGTTCATCCAGAAATATGCGCCCATTCCAGCAGGAATCTGGCTACGCACCACATTCTGACTTGGCGCGATAAATAGTACCGTCTCGTCGTCCAAAACAGTGGCTAACGCGGCTCCGGCTTCACCGGGCAAAAAGGCCACTGCCCCGTGCCGAGGTGCATCAATCCGGGTGCCATTATCAAGCAGCCAGCGCAAAATCAACTTGCGCGGGAAGGTTTCGTCGGTGTAGTCGCGGTAGACCCACTCAAACTGCTCGGTGTAGTCGGCAAAGCCGAGGCGCTTGTGGACCTCGCACGCCAGTTGGAAACAGTCGGTTTTGCCGCTTCCGTCCCAGGGAGCGTGGCCCCAGCCGTAACGCAGTCCGATTAGGTCGTTCATCGCAGCGAGATGTTGGCGTTCAATGGCAGCGGTCCAACGAGCTGGCGGGTGACAGTGCGGGAGGGGAAGTTAGATATCACGCTGTCGATGGCGGAGCGGTAGCGCAGCTCAATCGTGGTTTCGCTCACGCTGGCACCAATGCCGACCATGTACTCCACTTGGGTGGCGCCGTTGGCGGCGATCGTGTTGCTTGAAGTCAGCCAAGCCGTTGTGAGCACCAGGCGGCTGAGGCGGTTTCCGTTGCCGGCGTCCAGCAGTTTGATCGCAAAATCGACGTTGGGGAACAGGATTTGGAGGATGCTGTTGTCGCCGGTGTTGTTGGAGACCGAGCCCTCTACGCGAAACGGGGCGAACTCGTAGAAAACAGTGCCGTACTTGTATTTTTGGTTGACGAAATAATTTTGGTAGCGGTGGGTGGTGCCACTAGAAGTCGTCAGGTTGAAAAATTGGGCGATGCGAATGTCGATGGCCATCGTCAGTCGTCCGTGCTGGGGTCACGCAATTCACCAATCAGCGAGATCGACACGTTGTAGATACCCCGGCGCACGCTTTCAACCTGGGGAGGCTGCTCGTACTGATACCGCAGGTTGCCGCGATCTGCTGCGGTGCTGTTGACCTCGGCGGCAACATCGGTGCTCATGCCAGCGGTTACGTTGCTGGAAAGCTTGAAACGCTTATTGATTGAAGTCTGGCTGTGGTAGTGATCCAGCAGGGTATTGACCGTGGCGTCTGGGACGTTGCGGTATTCCAGGTCGAGCTTGGCGCCGTAGGGGAGATCACCGAAAGTGCGGCGGGCGGCGATGCCGGATAGCGTGCGATACACCTTGACCGGATAAACGCCGGGGGTAAAGCGCCGGGAGGTTGGGGTTAGCGAGGGGAAGGCGGCCATCAGATTCCGACCTTACGGCGAGTGCTGGGGGATTGCTGCAGGCGATCCAGGGTCATGGACATGCCACGGCTGGCGCCATCGCGGGCAGCTTGGCGACGGGTGGCGGCCATGGCGGCTTCCAACTGATCGCGGCTGACGTATTCCACCCCGTTGATCGTGCTGGTCTCAAAGCTCATGTTAAGGACAGGACCGCCGCTGGAACCAGGGGCTGCGCCCATCGAGGCACGCAGATCGCTGTTGGACATCACGCCGCCGCTGGTGCCAGGCACAAACAACTCGGGGCCGCGTTCGCCGACGAGGTAGGGAGTGCCGGCGCGGGTGGGGCCGCCGCCAGCAAGCCCTCCAGCACTAAATCCACCGCCACTGAACGATCCAAAAGAAGCACCGCTGACGCTGGCTGTGTTGCTTAATCCTGGAATACCGCCGGCGCTGAAAGCGTCAGTGGAAACGTTGCCTTGAGCGTAACCGCCACCTCCGCCACCACCCATGCCTGCAAATATGCGGGCGATGCCGATGGCGATATAAGTAGCGATCATCGTTTGGGCTTGCTGGAGCAGTGCAGCACCTATGGCCTGCAAAAAGTCAGCGAATACTTGCTCCGCAGTCTTGGTGCCGCGCACCATCTCCGAAACACCGAACGTTACGGCGTTGGCTATTTCGCCACTAACGCTTTGGATAAGTTGCCCGTACGTAGTAAAAAATTGCTGCAGCCTGAGCTGTTTTTGTTCCAGCTGGTCAAGCAGCATCAGTTCTTCTTTTACCAAAACGAGTTTATTTTGCTCGGCTTCGAGATCTAGCTGTTTTGCTTCCAGGGCGTTTCCTTTAAGAGTGCCTGAATTTATTTCAGTTGTGAGGCGGTTTATTTCTTGAAGAATGGGGAGTTCTGTGTTGTACGCACGTAGACGCTGGTCTAAAGCTAACTTTTGCGCTTCTACTACGTCTGCGGGTTGCGTAAATGCACTTATGTCCAGCTCAGTTCTGAACTGTTGCTGACGAATTGGGTCTACGGCATTTTGGATGCTTTCTCTGCGATTTTGAGCAGCTAACTGTTTCTCTAAAGCAGCACGTTTCTGTTCAATTTGTAATTGTTGTCTTTGCAGAGAATACTGCGCTAAAAGATTTTGGTAACGTTGTTCATACAATGCATTTACTTGGCTTACTGTGTTTGTTTTTTGCGCTTCTCTAAGTGCTTGCTGGGTCTCAGTCTGCAGAATTGCGGCGTCAAGTGCGAATAAATCATCCAGTTTGCTCAGTTTATAGTCAGTAGCTGCATTATCACCTTTACTTAACTGCAGTTGTTGTACGTACAAATCTACATAATCTTTTTGGGCCGCGTATAAATCTCGGGTAGCTTGAGTTTGGGCTTTATATGATTGTTCCAGGGCTTGCTGCCTTTCACGTTCACGCTGTTCTGCTTCACGCTGGCGTGCTTCACGTATCTCTAGATCGCGGCTTTGTTTGGCGTACTCGTTGGACTGATCGCGTAAAACCCTTAACTGGTTTAAGCCTTGGATATACACGGCCTCGCTAAGGCTATTCTTTTTCTCGTTCAGTTTTACTACTTTATCGGAATAGTCTTGTTCGTTTTGAAGTAGTTTTACTCTGTACTCTATATTTGTGTTTTGGATCCGTCCTTCTGTAGTTGTTGCACTAGTACGCTGTTTTTGTAAGTCTAAAATTTGCTTATTTAGTACAATTTGTTCATTCAAAGGCACCAAATTTTCTGTGGTAAAAGCGGTATCGCCCTGACCGGTTAGCCTGTTAATGGTATCAATAAGATCTTTTATTCTCTTTAGTCCTTCTTCGCCTGCGACGAGTTTGATCGCCCACTCGCCAACTGTTTTTATACCGTTGGCAAAAAGGCTAATTATGCTATTTACAAGTTTGAATATCTCCGTAATTCCTTTAACAATCAGTGCTAGTGCTGCGGCAAAAGGTGCTCCAATAATTCCCAACGTAGTGCTGGCTGCAAGCGTAAAGTCTTTCCACGCAGCACTTAGCAGTCCGGTAGCGTTGCCGATGTCAGTAACCGTACCAGGGATAGTGCCCGTTACGCGAGCAGTTTCTTGTTGTAGAGCGCGGTACGCTTGAGTGGTTTGACCCAGGCGAACCATCAAATTTATTTGTTCTTGTAGGGCTTTATTTACACGCATACCACTTTCTTCTAACTTAGAAAAGTCCAGCTGACGAATGGCTTTGCTAACGTCGGAAACTTTAATGATTGCCGCATCCAGTTGATCGCCAATGGCGCTGGTAACGACGGACAGCATTGGATTGCCTGGGATTAAACCCCCAAGAGCGCCACCGATAACCGATCCGGGGCCGCCTCCAAAAAGAAGCGGGAAACCTGCGCCTAGCGCAACGTTTTCAGCTGTTGTGCGAGCTTGTTTAGCTTGCTGCCTTTTTTCTAGGATTTTATTTAGACGCAGTTCAAAATCTTCTGCCCGTTTTTGCTGCATGTATTCATCAGCTTCAGCTTCTTTTTGCTTTCTATACCGTATGTCACGTATGTTATTTATACGCTGCTCGATCGCTTCCGGTGTAGTGCCAAAACGCGATGCGATATTTTCAAGACGCGCACCTCGTTGAACGCTGCGGCTAATTGCGCTGAGGCGATCAGCATTTTGTGTTGCCGTATCCAGAGCCAGTGCATAGTTGCGGACTTCTGCGGCCTGCTGCTTAAATCCGCCGCTTTTAAGTCCTACGTTTGCTAGAGCTACTCCCAGGGCATCCGCTTGTGCAGCGGAACCAGCCAAAGTGTTAGATAGTTCTCGGGCTCTTTTTTGTATTCCTTGGGGTTCAAAATTTACTAGTGCGCGTGCAAAATCGTCTAACTGTTTTTTAGCTTGGCGTATTTTGTCTCCGCCTTCGCCCGCACCTGGAGCCAGTAGATTTATAGGTTTTAGCCTGGATACGATATTATTTAATTTTTCTACCGATGCTAAAACGTAATCGAGACGATTCTGGCCGCTTACGGTAACGTCAATTTTTGCGTTGTAGACAGCCACGCGCCGATAGCCCCCGATGCTTCAGTTTACGCTGTAAAAAAGCCGCCGGGGTTAGCGGCGGCGTCGGGCTTTGTCGATCTCCTTTTGCTGGTCCTCGTTGAGGATGCTGAAGTAGGCGCTCCAGCCGATCAGTTCTTCGGCGGTCATGGTGGTGCTGACTTCGGAAAGAGTCTTGCCTAACTCTTTGGCGACTCCGAATTGGAGCATGAGCCAGTTGTCTTTTCGAAGTTCGGCACTCAGGATTTTGGGTCGATGGGCTCCGCGTCGTCGGTCAGGATCGCCAGCATCAGGGCTTGCAGATCCTTGTCCTTGACTTCGTTCTTGAGCACGTCGATCTCGCCGGTGCTAAACAACTTGGCGCCATTTTCGTCGAGAGCCTTGGCGATCAGCAGTTGGAGGGCGAAGGCGTTGGCGTCGTCGGACTTGGCTTGTTTTTGGGCGCGTTCGCGCTCGGCCATTGTCAGGGGCGCCACCCACATTTCAAATTTGGTGCCGTCGGAAAGTTCGACGATCTTTTTGATGGGCTCCAGGTTGGCGGCCTTGCGGAGGCGATCAATGGCACGCAATGAGCTGGGAGCAGGCATAAAAATCCTGGTGGTCTCGGATTAGTGTAGCGGAGTAGAGACAAAAAACCCCGGCGGTGAGGCCGGGGTCCGGGTTTCGTCCGTTTTGCAGACTATCAGGCGGAAGTGCTGAAGTCGAAGGTCGGGGTGGCAGCCGGGCGGAAGTTCACCGTCACAGACTGGGCGTCGTCAGGATTGACGTTCATGCTGGCCGAGGTCAGCGTGGCGTCGAAGCTGATCGAGCGGCTGAGGCTTTCGCTCACGTTGCCGCCGCTGTACACGCGGTCGATGTACAGCTTGAAGGCAGCACCGGTCTGCTGGCGCTGGAGCACATCCTCGATCATCCGGTTGGACATCGAAGCGTTCTCGTTGGTCATATAGACCGTGGCAGTGCCAGTGCCGTCGCCGAAGCCGGCGATGTAGCTGCGGAAGGGGACGTACTGACCTTGGGTTTGACCGATGGTGGTGACGTCGATCTCAGCGCGGTTGATCTCGAAGGTCCAGTCGCGGACTTGGCCCACGGCCACGAAATCGGCGTAGGCGACCTGGAACTCGTTGGGGGCAACGGCGGTACCGTCGTCGGTGATGGCGAGAATGGTGCCGCCGGCGCTGGTAGAGACGGTCAGTTCACCGGTGGCAGCGGTGTAGCTGAGCACGTAGTAGGTGGTGGCTGCCGAGATAGGAGCAGGCAGGGTGCCGGAACCGGAGCCGCCGGTCTGGCTGTTAATCACGCTGAATTTCACGGGGTCACCTACCTTGAGGTTCAGGTAGGTCTCGACCGTGATGGTGTCGGTGGCGATGTTGACGCCAGACTCACCGAACGAGCCGGTGGTGCCAGCGGGCTTGTAGTAAAGAGCGCCGGACGTGCCGGACAGAACGGTGGTGGCCATTGGCGTACCAGGGGGTTGTTACAGGGCGGGCACTGCCCGGCTTATTACAGGTTAGCGCCTGTAATAGTTTCTTCCTAGGACAGCACAGTGGCGACGTAGGAAGTGTCAATTCGCCCCACGAAATGAGGGGCCTGTTCGGTGGCTGAAAACGTAGGGCCGTTGATTTCACCCACCTTGAAATAAACGCCGGTTGTGCCCTTTGTGGAATTGTTGAGGGTTTCCAGCACGTTGACTGCGGTGGTTAGCAAAGTTTGGTTGCGGGCAGGGCCGCGGCCTTTTTCAGTAAAAATGCGAATGACTATTGCTCCGCGAGCGTTATCTACGCTGGAGGTCAGCGTGGGTTCGTTGGTGATGCCGAAGGTGACGTTGACGCGGACGTATTCGGTGGTCGTGTTGGGTGGGGCGGCGGTGATGTTGTCGAAGTAAACAGGGACAGGCGGAACTAACGCACCAAACGCTGTGAGCAGCGGATTTTCAACGGCGGCGCGAATGGCTTGGTAGTTCATTAGTTACTCTGTGCAAACGCAATTCTGACGCCCTTTTCTAGGCTCTTTTGCATCCCTCCACCGTTTATGTAGTTGACGAACCAGTCTTGGGGTGCTGTGGCGCGAGATGTCGGTTCTCCTTCTGTAGGTGCAATGTCAGTACGCATACGTCCGTAGCGGCGGCCCTCAATAACCACCGGACCTTGCGGATCTGTGCCGGGGTCAATAAAGTAACCCTCTTCCAAATCCATAGCCTGCATTGCGTAATCCGTAGTGTTACTGATTACGAGCTTTGGGTTTCTTTTTGTTGCAGCAATAGTGTCGGGCAATCGAGGAGTATCACGAATTGAATAGGGATAGTGGCCTTGCGGACCTTTACCTACTCCTGGTGCATCGGCTACCCAACTGTCCGCAAACTCGCCACTCCACACAGGGCCTGCTTTAGCCAAATCATTCATGATTTCAACTGCTGCTTGTCGTGCCGCTCTTTGCAGTCCGCGGCGTATGTCTCTATTAAATTGACCCAGGGGGCTTGCCATTACTCTGGCCTCGCAATTAGGACGTGCATAACCGGGTTGTCGCCGCGATAGCTGGTCATTGAGATGATCTTGGCCTCGCGGGTAACTCCGGCCTGGGTGTACTGGATGCGATCGGCTTCAGTCGGATAGTACGTTCCCAATTCACTGGTGCCGATGATGACTTTGACGTCTGTTGTTTGGTACAGGCCCTCGGCTTCGCGTGGAGTGAGACGGGTGATGACGGCTTTGACCGTAACGTTGGTGTCGGCACCAGTCACATTGCCGGTAGTGGGGTCGTAGGTGCGGGGTGTAACTGTTTTGATGTACGTGATGTCTTGGCCCCAGTCCGCTAGGAGTGAGGTCGGGATTGGGGCAAAAGTGTCGTCGATTAGGCCCATGTCACCCTCGGAAGAGGCGGACGGCGTAGTTGGCGGCGCCGCCCATGCAATAGGGGCCTAGGTAGGTCTGGAGCC